CCTTTACCTGCAGTTCCTAAAGCACCAGTCAAAAAGAAATCCATAAGTTTACCAAAAATACCTTTAGTCGGAATTTTTTTATCGAACAATCCTTTTTGTTTTCCTGGAACTTTTTCGGCATCTTTTCTTTGTTCCATTTGGTCTTCAAGTCTTCTTCTAGTTTCTGCTCTATCTTGTTTCAGAAAGTATGCTTGAAGATTTTGAATACTTTTAGTGGTTTCTTGTTGAGCCGCTAATTGTCCCTTGTTTTGCTCTTTGAGAGAATCTATTAACTGTTCGAATTCCATTTTACCTAGTGTTTTTCTGGCCATTTTATCTCTGATTTTGTTGGTTTCTCAACCGTTCGTTTTCTTCTTTTATATGTTGTATCAATAATTGTACATAAATTTCTCTTTCAAATGGTATCATATTATCTAATTCTGTTAAACCATATTTGTGATGTTGCATTAAATTGAAATTTGTTACATAGTGATTTTCAAGACTTTCGTGACACAGGCTTATGCGAAAAAATCTTCTACTCCACTAAGATTAACATTTTCATTACAACCACATTTTTCACAAATGAATTTAAATTCATGTCTTAAATAAGGCATAGTTTGAAAGAATTCTCGTATCATATTAAATTGTTTTGAACTCAAACTATTTAAAAATTCATTTAGTTCTTCTTGTGTATGATCATCGGTGTAAAAAACTTCTTCACCTTGATAAATCATTTCAATATTTTTTGTAATTACTTCAAATATCTTATCTAAAGCACCGTCAGTCGTATTTTCTGTTTGAGCAAATATATTAAGCATATCTACATTTGGATATCTCATGACCACACCAATTTCATTTGACAATTCTATTTTTTTAGTGTGTCCTTCTCTTGCTTCAGGTTTGATGTCATTTAAGTTGATTGTTACTTCTTGAACGTGTTTACATTCTTCACCTTTTTCATTTTTATCTTCAGGATGTTTAAATCTTAATACTATTTCTTCTCCTACAGATTGACAACGAATCTGTAGAAAAATATATTGTATATCAAATAATGGTATTTTTTCAATATCAATATCACCTATAACGCAATTGGTGATGAGTTGCTTCATTGCTCTCATCATTTCGTTATCATCATTACTTTCTAATGCCATCAACAAAAGTTTTTCCTCTTTCACCAAGAAAGGTCGAAACGTTATCGTTTCGCCAGTTGATGTAAGAGTCAATTCATGTGTTGGTGCATTAAGCACCGGTAAAGCCATAATATCTCCTAATTAGCCTGTGTCACAAATCGTTTACCCAACAGGGGTAAGCGGATTAAAATCAAAAATTTCAGATTCAAAATCATCAGTATCCCTTGAATCTATATCTACCTTTTTCCATTTTCTGTATGCCATAGTGACAGTAAATTTCATAAAATCAGTAGAACTGTCCATGGATAGAGTTACCACGCTCACATTTTGCGGAAATGCTTCAAATAATATACATTCATATATCAAAGCGTTTCTTTCATTTAATACTTGAATATTTACTTCACCTACTAAATCATCATAGTAACTCATATCAAAAGTGTCTATGTCTTGAATTAAATCAACCCAATCGTCAAATATTCTTTTTTCTTGCATAGAATCTTGAGTCACCATAAATTGCATAGAGGTATCAACAAAACTTGTATTGTATGGAATCTTTCGTGGTGGACCATAAATTCGAGTAGAGGTATCAGCCATATTAACAGTTCTACCTGGTAATTCGCAAGACTGACACATGTACTGAAGTCTTTCTGAAATTCTATATGCTGAATTGTTTAATCCTGTTGGAAAAGTTATTTTTGGGATATATCTATTGACAGGTACAGGTCCACCAAATGTTTTTAATTTTGATTTGAAATTTCCTATGTCTAACATTAAATCATGCTCCTACTATCGTTCCAAACGACAAGTTTACTTTCTTTTTTGAATCTTTCTGTTGGTAAAAATAAAGCAATTTCTTTTTCATCATCGTCTATTTGAACCACCTTGGAACTTATATGTTTATATAAATATCTTTTGACTGTTGGTTTTATTTCTTTTATTCTTGATAATGCTTTCCAGTTTATGCTCTTAGACTTATCAATTTCATCCATTAATTTTGCTCTGAGCATTGGCGGTAAATAATGAAAGTTGCAACCTATAAACCCATCTGGTTTAAAATCGAATACAAGAACAAGAGGAAATCTATCGTAGTATTTTAAATCTTTTTTATATTTTGGATCATAAAAATAAGCAAAAATTGTGCCGGGACCAATTTTGTTCTTACTTACTTTATTGGATTTATTGTAAAATTCATCAGCCGTATCTACCTGAGTGAATTTGTTCCTCAATTCAGATTTTAAAGCCCTACCTCTCCTAGCAAACCAATCTCTTGCATTTCGAGTTTTAGCGACTCCTTGATTTCTATTCAAGGCATTTCGTAATTTGTCTAAGAAAGTTTCTTCAGCCATACTATTATTTATTGTTAAAGAGATGGTCTTCTGTTAAAATTTGAAATTTCCAACCACGATCCTTGCAAAATTCTTCAGCCGCCTTCCATTTTGCTTCATTTACACCATATATGTAGACTTCTTTTAAATATCTTTTTGTTACTCTTGTTTTTTTTCTTGGTGTGACTGTTTGTGCTTTTGGTTTTATCTCAATAAGAATTCCTTCTTTAATTCCTTTCGAATTTCTTATTTGAATCCAAAAATCTGGAAAATATCTGTGAACTTTTTTGTCGATAGGTGAACGATAAGGTATAATAATCTCTTCACTTGACCATTTGAGAACATTTGTATTATCATCACAATACATCATGAATTTACGTTCCCAAAGTGACCGATAAACGACTTTGGTCGGATCACCTTTATACTTGGATATGTTCTTTACTTTATATGATCCTTTGTAAGCCATACTAAATATTATGTATATCAGGAGAAAAATGTCAAATCCAGTAGTCGCAATACAAAAAGAAACAAATAAATCCAAAGGACAACACCTGAGATATCCAAGACAACTTGGAGGATCAGGAGATAGTAGAGGGCATGGTCAGAAATTTGCTTTGTTTAAATTCAAAGAAATACAACAAGGAGGATCATCTATAGCATTAGATACTGTAGCCTTGTTGTTACCAAGTGCTTTGCAAGATGCTTATCAAGTAGAATATTCAGATGCATCTATGGGTTCTGTCGGTGCCGCCGTTACTGGAATTGGTGTTGGTGCTGGTCAAATGGGAGATTTTAGTTATGATGCAGTAATGAATACTCTTGACAATGGCATGAGGTCTATAAATTCTAGTTTGGTCGGTCAAGTTCTTGCGAAAAAGGCATTGTCTGCCTTACCTGGTATTTCTTCTGCTGATGCTGGTCATGTTCCAGGTCAGATAGTGACTTCTGCTACAAATAGAGCAATAAATCCATATGTTACATCAGTTTTTAAAGGAATTGGTTTTAGAACTCATAATTTTACATTTAGATTGACTCCTGAAAAAGATATAGATTCTAACACTATCAAAAAAATTATAAGTATGTTCAAAGAATCGATGTTACCGGAAGACATAAATTCAGAAGGAACTAAAAATCCTCATTCGGACATGAAAAAACAAGGTAGAGATACAGGATTGCAAAAACTTCCATTTAGATTTGATATTAGATTTTATCCTTTAGTACGAGATTATCAAGAACCTGATGAAGAATTTCTTTTTCGAATACAAGATGCATCCATGACAAGTTTTACTATTGATTATTCGTCTGAAGGAGGAATATCTTTTTATAAGGGGACTGGAGCACCACAGACGGCTACATTAAATATGACATTTATAGAATCCAGAATTTATACTAGAGAACGCCATGAAGCAGAAACTAAAAGTTGGAATTCTTTAGCATATAATGGGGAACGAAGATGAACCCTCAAATTGCACTAGCATCTGTTGGTGGTTCTGGATCTATATTTAGATATCCTCTTGATGTTGGTGAGGATAAAATTACTGGTCAACAGCACTTCATGATAATATCAGAATATGAATATAAAAAACATAATAATAAAGGAAGAGATGCTTTGTTTAATTTTAAACAGGCGACACAAGGTGCTGGATCAGGAGAAGGTTTTTATAAATCAGTCAATAATTATGCTTTA